ATCTGAGTGCTCTAGATGTTTTATAGAATATGCTGTTGTCAGAGTTAGCTTGGAATACAGGTGTTGCTGTTAGTACTCCATTTACCGCATCATATTCTTTTGTATCTGAGTTTATTAGGTATGAGCCTGTGATGTTATTATCATCATTAGTATCAAGTGGTACTGGAATAGTTGGAATTGGTGATGTAGCAGTTTCTGTATGGTATTCCCAGTTTTCTGTATCAGTAAATGCAAAAACTGTTTTACTGTCATAGGATCCAGCTGAAGGGTTTGATCCAGCTGAGTATAGCCCTACTTCTGTAATTTCATATCTTTCTTCCGTTGGCAATTCAGCCGTAAGAACAATTTTATTCATACCGTTTTCTTGTACATACCCTCTTGAAGATATTGGGACTCTAAACATTTCAAAATCTAGATTCTCTTTATTTGAATCGACGATAAGATCTTCTGAAGTTTTAAACGGTTGTGGTCCACAGCCAACAGCAATATAAGAAGCAAAAGCTGGTGCTTGGCCTAATAAATATTTGCCAATAATAGTCTTACCAGTATTAGTTATCATGATGTAGCTTCTCCTAAATATGCTTCATATATTGTACCACTTACGCCAATTTGTACGTCAACTTGCTCATCACTGTTAAGATTAACTAACTCTATGATTAGGTCTCCAGAGTCATCGAAATATATATTACTTCCTGCTGGACCATTTCCAACCTGTGGAATCTTTTCTTCCAGCTTAATAGGAAAGTTACTAAATATTTTATCCGATGAACCCTGTAGGCTAATTATATTTAATGGATTATACTGTTGCTGAATTGATGTTAAGTTTTTAATTATATTATTAGATATAACTTGACCATTAATAGTGTCATTTCTGGCAATGTTAATTAGCTCATGCCCCCCAATATTTTCAAAGACAATATCAAACATAGCCTCTGGTGCCACTTTTCCATCATCGAAAAGAACCGTATCTATGGGGGCAGTTTTTACAGAATTTTGTTTAATAAAATTAATAGCTGCGTTAGCAAGGTCAGCTGGTGTTAATGGAGATGCCGATAAGTTAGAAAAATTAGTTTCAGCCATGCTACACCTCACTCAAATAGATAGTCATAGATGGGCCATCTTGGTTTCTACTATAATTAATATTATATACAACAAATCTTGTAGAGTCTGCTGTAACTAAATCCAATCCGTTAGAATCTTTATAGTCTAAGGTAACAATATCTCCTAATTGTAATATTGGTATGCTAAAGATATTAGCACCAATTATTTTTTTAGGTTCCATTACTTTATTAATAATCCAGTTCATTAAAGACTCAGCACTGTCTTGGGTTTGAATATATTGACTGTCAATAGAAAATTCATTTTTTCCATATGTCATTCTGCTTTGCCTAATCCTGTCATATTTTTCTTTTTCAATAAAGGGTGAAATAATTTGATTTGTTGCAGTTAGTTCTGGGTCTGACATGTTACTACGTTTTTTAAAAAACTCATCAACAGTTAGCTCGTGTGTTGTATCTTGAGTAAATGTTATTCCTTGAATTCTTAAAAAGCTTTGTGTAGTTTCGTCTAAACTAATTGCTTTATCTGTAGAATTAAAAACTAAAAACTCTGCTCCATAAGAGTTTGCTTGAAACCCTGAAATCACATATGATTTAATTTTATTAAAAGTTGGAGAGATCTGAGCAGAAAGAGCTGGAAATGCACGGTCATATTTAATGTCAAAGTATGAGCATTCTCTCATGATTGATCCAAACTCTTCAAAATACATATTATATTTTGGTGGCTGTTGAGAACTTATTCCATTAAGGTAGGTAGATTGAACTACACCGCTCATAGCATATTTTCTAAATGATTCGTTTTCATTTATTTCATTTTTTCCAAATAGTCCAGTTTCTCTATTAAAATTATTTGAATTTTGAGTTTGTCCAAAAACATTATTAATTTCTGGAGAAGTAGATGCAACTGTATTTTGAGAGTAGTTTTCAGATAGTGCATAAACATTTTCAAACATACATCTAGCAGATCCACGAGTAAATAAAGCCATATTGTTGTAAATTGGTAGCGGGTCAGTATCTTCTACTACTTGAATTATTTTATTATTAATATAAAGATAGAACCTTCTAACTTTTCCAATATCTTCATACTCTACTGATAGATCATATACCGTTGGATTTTCTTCTCCAGCAAGTCTATATTGTCCAACAAATGAACCTTCATCAATTGTTATCGCTCCTAATCCTCCCCATAACTTTATTGGAATGGCTTTAGGATTTTCTACATCAACATCTTTTTTAATTTTATAAAAAACAATATTATGTATATCAATGCTTGGATTACCTGCATTGTCAAATTTAAAGTAAGATTCAATATTGTTTTCAGTAAGTGCGGTAATTTCAAAATAGTATCCGTTATTTGTTTCTGGATTAAGAAGTACAGCAATGCCTCCACCTGCGCCTGATATGTTAGGATTTTGATCTGTGTTAGTACCAGCAATCTGATAATAGGTTGAGCTTCCAGTTGGTGTTTGAAATTTGACAGCATTGTTTTCAGTTTTTCCAATAATACGAACTCTAGTTCCAAAATGCTTATACGCATTATCTAGCTCTTTGTAAACATAAGAAACAAAGTTAATTGGGTTTTCTGTAGTTTTAAACGAAGGTCCATTTATAACAAGAGCTGAAGATTGGACTGTTCCTGTTTGAGTTGACTGTAAATTATTTACAGAAGTTTCAGTTAAATAAGCTGTTGACATAAGATTCTTAATGATTCCATTACGTGTTGTTTGTTTTGCTAAAGTATTGTTTTCTCCAGCAACACCTACTACTGTGGTTGGTGTGGCAATATCTTTTAGTAATGTATTGGTAAATAAGTACTGGGATTCCATGTTGCATCCCCTAACATAATCATTATTTGACCAATAGGGATTAACGCCTGCTGTATGGTAAGCCAACGGAGTATTAAATTGGCCTCGACCATGATCAACAACTGCTCCATTTTTTAACCTAACAACATCTCCGATTGTTTCATAGTATGGTGTTGAGTATATTCTAACTAGTCCAGTTGGATAGATCTTTCCATTAAATGGCAGTGACGAAAAGTATTTTTGATACTCTTCATTACTACTAATCCAAACATTACTACTTCCTTGCTTATGTGTATTTCTCCATTTAAGTATTTCAGTATCGTCAGTAATGCTTGATGGAGCTAATCTTCCAGGAAGAACTATCTGAGGATTTGTATCACTTAGTTTTCCGTCTGCTCTTATCTCATACCATAGTGGAAGTGTAATGCTGTACTGAACTGCATCATATCTAATTATTTCTCCATTAGAATAAAAGTATCCTTGATTTCTTGTTAACCAATAAACATTTTCTCCAAAATCAATTATATTGTTTACCAATACTCCTGAAACAACACTTGGGGCTTCTGAAGATAGATCAGAGTTTAATGGCATTGCTCCTAGCACATAGTTTCCTTGTTTTTGAGCTAATTCATTTTTAGCTTTTACAATCTCTGTTCCCGCAACTTCCCATAATAGTGATGATTTGTATATCCAAGTTTGATCATTATCAATTAAAGATGCTTGCTTTAACTTACCCAAAGATCTCTGAATATATCTTTCTGTATAGTTAATTCTTCCATCGTTATAAATCTTTTTATCTTGTGAAGCAATAGAGATTAAATTTGGTTGCTTTCCTGAAGAAGCGTTTTCTACTATGTCTCCAGTATCGGTTTGATTATTTGATCCAGAGATTACGAAGTCTGTTGCTCTTTGAGATTCTGTTGGCATTAAATAGTCTTTGCTCATAACAATAAAGTTATTGTTTTCGTCAAAGAACATTGCACTTTGGCTTGCTCTAGCCAACTCATTTAAAACTTCTGCAACGTTTTGATCTGGAGCAATAAAGAAATATGGGATAACCATTTCAGATTCTCCAGCAGTTCTTTTAAAAGAATAATTACTAAAACCAATATAGTCAAGAATTAAACTAACAGCATAACTTAAAGATGTTTGCGTTGTTAGCATTCTTGGGGCAGGCATTGACTCTAAGAAAAAGAATAGGTCTCTTAATGTCAATGAAAGAGTAGCACCATTGTCATTAGCTTGTGGAACTCCTTCTGAATATAAAGTTTTTATGGGAACAAAATAATCATAGCCAGCAACATCTAGAACAACTTCATAAAAGTTAAACTTAATGTTTTTTCTAATATACTTAGAAATAATACTTGATGTATTGTTTTCGTTAAAAGCTTGATCATCATCAAATATATCTAGGGTTCCAGTTGAAGCTAAAAGTTGTCCAACTGGCATTGATGTAATTCCTACATCTGATAAAATCTTTGTAATTTTAAAGTCGGTAACTTTGTCTGAAATGTCAACTACTAATCTTGGTGACATCTCAATTAAATCAAAGGTAGAATCAAACCTATTCATTGTTTCTACAACAATTCTTATGCCACGAACATAATCAAATTCACGATAAACAGTTGACTGATTCATGTCATCAATAAAAAAATCTTGATTTGTTAAATCTTTAATAAAACCAGTTTGAGATTTGATTTCTTCTGAGCCTACTTGCCAACCATAATTTGGAACAAAAGTTTCATATGCTGATGTTGTTGAGTTCCAAATATGAAATGTTCCAACATCTGATGAATTTTCTTGAACTAAGTATGCATAACCATTATATGATTTTTGAGGCAGTAAAGTTATTGATGAAATTTTTTCTGCGTATACAAAAATATCTTTATAATCATCTGGAATAATTATTCCATACTGTAACTCTAAGTATCCATCTGGACCGATAATGCTAGACCCGTTATCTCTTAAAGAGTTTTCATTAAATGAATAAGCATTTACCCAGTTATTATCTTTTAAGTATTGTACTTTCCACCTATCTGGTGTTGTTTGATTAATGCTTCCGTATAGTGGATCGTCAATTAACTTAGAGCCATCTTTAAAAGGTCCTAAATCTGCCGTACCCACATTGGTTTGCATCTTTATAACAATTCTATTTGCGGGAACTGGATCTTTATATACAACAAAAGGAGCCGTATCATCAATGTAATAGTTTCCATTAGTTATATTTTTTGCAACTCCATATTCGCTATTATCTTCTGTTCTGTATGAAGTCCAGTATTTAAATTGATCATATCTTGAGGCCATATAGTATCTTGGTCGCTCAGCAAGGCTTGCTCCAGAATTAGCTAAGAATCTATTCTTAAAGTATGATGCTTTATTAATTCCAGATCTAGGTCTAAAAGGTTTAATACAATCATCCAGAGAATAGATCATCTTCATCTTATCTTTAGTAGATTTAAATATCTGGGGTATTGGATTTACTATATCATCATTAAAACCACTATTGACTACTACGTTAGAATCGGTGGCTCCAGTATAGTACCCTCCAGAATCGAGCTGGTCAAAGTCTATAGGAAGTGTAAAAAACTTACTAGATGGGGTTGTGGGTCTATATCGGTAATTACCCAGTTTAAAGATGTTATCT